GCCAAGTCGACCGACAACCCATCGATGTTCACCGAGGACGACGTTGTCGCTCTCGCCAAGCGAGCCCAGGAGGGCGACGACATGACTGCCAAGAAGACCGCCGCTCCCGCGGCACAGACCGACCTGACCAAGGCGGACCTGGAGATCGACGTGAACTCCGACGCCGTTCTCGAAGTCCCCACCATCGACGCGGAAGGCGATGCGGTCCTCGACCCCACGTCGGCCGCGTGGGAGCAGCTGGACGCCGCCCGTGCGGGCCAGGCGATCGAGCTCACCGTGGCGCTGAAGCGTCTCGTCGAGCAGGCCATCGCCCGCGAGACGCAGGAGGCGCTCGTCGGTGACGACATCGACGACGCCGACAACGCTTGGTCCCTCGCGATGGTGGCCGACGATCTCGACTGCATCCTCGGCGTACTCGCGCCGTTCGCCGTCTCCGAAGCCGCCGAGGCCGAAGACCGCCAGACCGATGACAGCCTCGTGCTCAAGTCGGTCGACTCCAGCATCCCGCTCGAAGCTGGCGACATCCTCCTGAAGGCGGGCCGGGTCCTCTCGGGCGTCAACGAGGGACGCGTGCAGCAGGCGCACGACCTCCTCGGCGAGGTGCTCGGCACGCTCGGCTCCGCGGTGCCGGATGACGGTCTCGTGAAGGCCGACATCTCCGACGCTGAGATCACCACGGACGAGCCCGTCGACGAGCCGATCGCGAAGGCCGACGACGAGTCCCAGCTGGTGCTGGTGTACTCGCAGGGCGGTGCGATCCTCGGCGGCGTGAAGCCGGAGGACATCACCACCTTCGCCGCCACGCCGGAGCCGGAGACTGAGGGCGACGACACCGCCCCGGACGACGACGCAGCCGAGCCCGTGGCCGATGCGCCGGCCGAGCCTGCTCCGGATGCCGATGCGCCCGCCGCGGCCACCGACGAGGCGCCCTCGGACGCCGACCAGCCCACCGATGCCGAGATCACGCCCGACGAGCGCGTGATCCCCGGCACGGACACCGTCCAGGCCCCGGCCGAGGACGACGAAGACGTCAAGAAGGGGCAGCACACCGACGAGGTGCGCGCCGCGGTCAAAGAGGCCATCGCTCCGGTCGCCCAAGAGATCACCGAGAACTTCACGGTGATGGGTGAACTGGTGAAGAGCCTGAAGGACCGCGTCGAGCGTTTCGGCAAGCAGCCCGACGACCGCAACAGCCCGACCCGGAACGGCGCCACCGGCGCCCCCGGAGAGGCGGTCCGCGGAGCCGGTGACGGCAACACGGTCGAGGATCTCCGCAAGGCGATCGACGCCGAGACCGACCCGGAGAAGAAGCGGAAGCTCAGCACTGCGCTGGTGTCCGCCGAGATCCGGTCGCGCTTCACCGAGTAACACCACCCGTCCCTTCCACCCCCACCCGAAGCCCGCCCCAGTGCGGGTCCTTCGGCATGCCCGAAAGGCACATCGTGAATCTCGATTCCATCTCCAAGGAGACGCTCGAGGAGATCAAGAAGGCGTCCGCGACCGCGGGCGTGCTGAGCTCGACCGGCATCACCGGTGTCGACCTCGGCGATCTCGTCTCGCTCATCCCCGTCAACACCCCGTTCTACGACTCCCTCGCTCGCACGCGTCCCACCATGGGCAACACGTTCGCGCAGTGGAAGGCGCTCGTGAACGTGAACAACGCCCAGCCCGACCCGGCTGTCGCGCTCGACTACGCCGCGCCGATCGTGACGCTGCAGGAGCTCGACGTCACCGCCCCGTACGGCAAGATCGGTGCCGGCTACACCGTGACCCGCGACGCTCAGGCGATCGCGGCCGGCTACGCCGACTCGAAGGCCGTCGCGATCTTCAACGCCCTCAACCAGTACAAGCTGGGTGCGGACAAGAAGCTCCTGGGCGGCCAGCGGTTCGCGCTCACCACGCCCGGCACCCCCGTGGTGTCCACGGCGACGACCGGCGGGACGATCCCGCTGTCGACCGCGGTGAACGTGAAGGTCGCGGCGCGTACGCTGTCCGGGTACTTCTACGGCGGCTCGACCGTCGCGTCGGCCCAGGGCACCGTCACCACCGGCGGCGGCACGAGCACCAACACCGCCACGGCCACGGTCGCGTCGGTCGCCGGTGCGGTCGCCTACGACTGGTTCGTCGCGGGCTTCTACTACACGACCACCACGGTGAACAAGGTGCTGATCACCTTCATCCCGGTCGCGAACCAGGCCGTTCCGACGAACCTGCCCGGGTTCTACTCCGCCGCCCCCGCTTCGGTGCCCGTCGCCGACGGCTCCGCGAAGCCGAACGACTTCAACGGCCTGCTGGCCACCCTCACCGGTGACTACGCGACCGGTGGCGCCACCGGCTTGGTCACCCGCGGCTCGGGCACCAACTCGGGCGCGGTCGTCACCTCGCTCGACGGTGCCGTGTTCACGGTCGCCGGCCAGAACGTCGCGGAGCTCGACACGCTCAACACGGCGATCTGGAACAACGTGCAGCTGTCCCCGGACGCTTACATGATGGCGTCCGCGCAGGCCACGGAGATCAGCGCCGCGATCGGCGCGACCGCCGCGGGTGGCACCACGATGTTCCTGCCGAACCTGGACGGCCGCGGCGAAGCCGTCGCCGGTCAGTTCGTCGGCTGGTACATCAACAAGGCCGCGGGCGGCAAGCCGGTCAAGATCGAGGTTCACCCGAACCTCGCTCCCGGAACGGTCATCGCCCGCACCGACTCGGTGCCGTTCCCGAACAGCAACATCACCAACACGCTCGAGATGCGCAACCTCGACGAGGTGTACTCCTACGAGTACGGCTCGGCTCGGGTGCTCAACCAGGCCGGTGGTGGTCCCCGCGAGGACGGCGAGACCCTGTCGCTGTCGACCCTCGTGAACCGCGCCCCGGTCGCGATGGGCGTGCTGCAGAACGTCGGCTAGCGCCGACCAGGTGGGGGCGTGCTTCGGTGCGCCCCCACCTCCCCGATCTGACCCTTTGAACAGGAGAGGACAGCTGATGCTGATCCAGAAAGATGGAGCCGCTTCGGTCGGCTCCGACCAGGAATACGAGGCCGACAAGGATGGCGTCATCGAGGTCCCGGCCGAGCTCGGCGAGGTGCTGGTGCGCACGCACGGCTTCGTCGAGGTCATCCCCGAGCCCGATGCGCCCGCACGTCCGGCGAAGGCGGCGAAGGCCGCCGAGCCGACCGCGGGCGCATCCAAGGAGACGGCCGCGGCGAAGAAGAAGCGCCTGGCCGAGGAGGCGAAGGCGGCGAAGGCCGCCGAGCCGACCGCGGGCGTCGAACGCGACCGCAGCGACGGCATCGACCACGGCGTCAAGGACGCCCCGGCCGAGAAGTCGGACGACGAAGGCGACTCGGGCGAGCACGACGAGGACGCCGCCGAGTAACCAAACCCCGGGCGTCAGCATCCCCTCCGGAGTGCTGGCGCCCGGCCCCGAACATGCGAAGGAGGAGCGGTGACCATCAACCCCGCCGTGTCGGCCAACGTGACCACCTACGCCTCCCGCGAGCCGTACCTCACCAGCGCCGAGTACATCGCGTCGCCCACCGGTGTCGACATCTCCGAGCTCGTCGTCGGCGGCAACGACGCCCAGCAGGCGGACGCGCTGAAGCAGACCATCGCCCGCGCCTCGAGCGCGATCGACACCTACTGCCGCAAGGTCCTCGCCGCCACATTGGACACCCAGTCGGGCAGGTACCGTCTGCGCTCCGACGGGAATCTGATCATCACGCTCGACAACACCCCGATCATCGAGGTGACCAACGTCGCGATCGGCGCGACCCCGAACCAGCTGACCCCGTTGCAGGACCTGTCTGGCGTGTGGATCAACCGCAAGACCATCGAGGTCCCCGTCGCCGCGATCACGCAGCCCGGACCGTGGCTCGGCGGGAAGCTGTACGTCGTCGCCTCGTACATCAACGGGTGGGCCAACTGCCTCTTGACCGCGGATGCCGCACAGGGCGCGACGGCCATCACCGTCGACTCGGCGTTGGGCGTGCAGGCGGGTCTGCCGATGACCGTCTACGACCCCGGAGCCTCAGAGCAGGTCGTGGTGCTCAGCGTGGTCGGCAACACGATCAACCTGGCCAGCCCGCTGACGGCCGCGCACCTCGCTGGTGTCGCCGTGTCGGCTCTGCCGCCGGTGATCAAGCAGGCGTGCGTCCTGTGGACCACCGGACTGATCAAGACCAAGGGCGACGACTCCTTCGTGATGCCCGCCATCGGCGCGCAGCCGTCGCAGATCACCCCCGAATACGCGGAGGGCATCCGCGACCTCAACACGGCCGCCGGACTGCTGCAGTCGTTCCGGAGGGCCGCATGACCTACGTGCCCGGTGACGCAGCGGTTCGCGCCGCCACGCTCGCCTACTTCGCCACCCCCGGCATTGACGGCATCGAGATGTGGTTCGCGGACGAGCCGTGGTTCATTGCCGGCGGCCAGTGGAACCTGAAGAAGCGCAACGGCAACAACACCATCGCCTACCTGCACTTCGACTCGTCCCAGGAGGCCCGCGTCGCCGTCGGCGGCACGATCGCGGGCACGCCCGTTGGGCAGAAGATGGTGCGCCACAACCTGTCGATCATCCTCGGCTACGTCTTCGCGATCCCCGCGAACCAGATCAACTCCGCGGTGAAGGCCGACTCGTGGGTCGCCCCTCTCGACACGGTCATCGGGCTGGTCATCGCGAAAATTCGCGCCGACCCGACGTTCGGCACGGCCGCGCAGGGCGACGCACGCCCGATCTGGCAGGCCGGGCAGGGACTGAACGGGGAGCCCGACATCATCGTCACCCGCGACCTGCCCGTCACCACCCCGCAGGCCAGCCGCGTCCTCAACTGGATCCGTATCCAGGTCACCGTCCTCGAAGTCGTCACCGCCTGAGCAGGGAGATGCACATGCCCACCAAGTACCGCTTCACCTCCGATGTGCCGCTGATCATGGTCGGGCTCTCGCACGGGCCTGGCGTGATCGTCGCCCACCTGGGCGGTCCCGGCGCCCCGGAGCGCGAGATCGCACCCGACGGTGCGACCGTGACGCTGTACCCGGGCGACGAGATCACCATCCCCGGCACGTACGAGCACGCCTACCTCGAGCCCTTCGCCACGGGCGGCACCGTGGCGAAGAAGCTCACTGTCGACGAGATCAAGGCGGCGCTGACCGCGCGCGGGGTCGATTTCGACCAGAAGGCCAGGAAGGCTGCGCTGGAGACCCTGCTCGCCGCGCAGCCCGACGTGCCCACGATCGTCTCCAACATCCAGATCGACCCCGCAGACCTCGACTTCGGCGAGTCCGCCGAGGGCGACATCAAAGACCTCGACGCCTCCCAGGAGGCCGACAGCGGCGACGCCGCGGACACCTCGTCCACCACGATCGAGACCCAGGAGTAGGCCATGACCAACACTTTCGCGCCGGGCCCGCTTCAGTGGCTCGGCATCGCCAAGGAGACCACGTACGGCACCGCACAGGCGGTTCCCACGCTGTGGATTCCGTGCGACAGCCCCCAGTTCACCCCCGGCTTGAACATGCTCGTCGACACGAACCTGCGCGGCTCCCAGTCCGCCGAGTTCCAGCAGGTCGCCGGCATGCGCTCCGACCAGGTCACCTTCAAGACCTACTTCTACCTCGACAGCGCGTTCGCGCTGTTCCGGGCCATGCTCGGCCTGCCCGATGTGCTCACCGGAGGCGCGGACCCGTACACGCACAAGACCTCCGTGCAGAACACCGGCAACAACGGCCAGCCCGCCGGGACGACCGTGTTCTTCAACTCCGCGGACAAGACCTGGCAGATGCCCGGCTCGATCATGTCCGAGCTCAAGGTCACCATCAAGACCGACGAGCTCGCCACCCTCGAGGTGACCTACATCGGTCTGCCCGCCACGGCCATCACGCCGCCGACCAACACGCCCACCACCGCGGTGCCCATGCCGTCGTGGAACTCGACCGTCACCGTCGCCGGAACCGGCAACACGGTGTACTCCGAGATCGACATCGACATCAAGCGCGAGACCAAGGCGATCCCGACCCTGAACGGCACCCAGGCACCGTTCGCGATCTACGCCGGCAACGTCACCGTGTCGGGCGACCTGACCAACGTCTTCCAGGGCTCGACCGACGTGAACTGGGTGGACTATCTCGCCAACACGCAGCCCGCGATCACCGTGCAGACCGGCCCCGTCGGGGATGCCACGCACTACGTGAAGCTGCAGATGACGAAGGTCGGCTACACGAAGAGCGCGTTCGCCGCCACGAACGACTACGTCGAGCTCAAGTCGTCCATCCGCGGCATCGCGAACCCGACCGATGCACTCGACTCCAACCAGTCGCCCATGCAGGTCATCTGCCTGTCGCCGGTCTCGACCGCGATCTGACCCAGCGCCGAGCGGGCGTCGTCCCTTCGCCCGCTCGGCGCACCCGCATCACCCAACATCCGGAGGCAATACGCATGGCCAAGAAGACCACGGACGGCACCCTTCCGACCGTCATCAGCATCCCGGGCGGGAAGGCGACGTTCCTCACGGACGCCGAGATCCCGCCGCGTCGTGAGCGCGAGCTCGACGTCCTGTACGCGCAGCTGAACCTGCGCAAGATCAAGGCAATCCGCGACGCCTCGAAGGTGCTCAAGGAGGACGGCTCGGTCGCCGACGAGAATGCCGCGCTGACCGGCCCCGACACGACCCTCACCGAGGACGAGGCGCGCCTGATGTTCAAGGCGGCCGAGGTCACCGCGTGGGCGTACCTGAAGTCGTGGACGCTCCAGATCACCACCACGACCGACGAGGGCTCCATGTCGGTCCCGCGCCCGGTGCCGGCCGAGCCGGACGACTACCTCGACCTGCCCAAGCCGATCTACAAGGCCTTGACCGACCACGCAGCGAAGATCGTCGCGCAGAACCTCAAGGACGAGTTCTCGGCCGCCGCCGCGGGTGATCCGGAGTCCCCTACCGAAGCCTGAGTCGCCTTCGGACAGCGATTCGGGCCAACGACCACTCCAACGTCGACGTCGTCACCGAGGCGTGGTACTCCGAGTACCTCTACCGCACGATCTTTCCCGGTACAACGCATCAGCAGTTCCTCGACGACGTCAGCCGTGAGGAACGCCAGTGGATGCTCCACATCCACCTGATCGTGACCGAAGAGAAGGAACGCAAGCGCGCCGAGGCCGAGGCGGCGCGCCAACAGCGCCGCTGAGCGGCCGGGGAGGCCGTCATGCCATGGCACGGCCTCCCCGAGTTGTACGCCGCCCTGGACAAGATCGTCAGCCGCGCCGACACCGTCGCACGAGAACTGGTCGTCACCGGATCCGCCCTGGTGACCCGCGAGGCGCAGGCCAACTTCCACGGTGCCCACCGGACTGGTGAACCGCACGTCGGCGGCAACCAGCCCAACATCGTTTCCGGTGATCTGCGCCGTTCCATCCGGCCGGACACAGTGCGTGCGGTGGGCACGCTGCAGTACTCCACCCAGATCGGCCCCCGCATGGTCTACGGCCGCGCTGTGGAGCTCGGATACCTCACCAGGCGCCCATTCCCCTACTTCCAGCCCGCCGTCGACCACTCGCTCCCGCAGCTGCGGCAACTCGCATTCGACGGCTGGTCGAAGCTGACTCACCCCTGACCGGGAGGCGCGCAGATGAGCGATCTGCTGCCGCCGGTGGTCATGGAACTGCGCACGGACGCCTCGCAGTCCAAGACCGAGATCAAGGACTACGAGTCCACCGTCAAGCGCGCCGCCGACAACACCGAGGCGGACACGAAGCGGGCCGGGGGTGCGTTCCGAAACATCGCAGGCGGCGTGCTCGTGGGCCAGCTTGCCGTGCAGGCGTTCGACAAGGCGCTGGAGGGCCTCCACAAGATCGTGGAGACCGGCATCACGGAGTCGAAGGACGCCGCGATCTCGAACGCGCAGCTGTCGGCCGGTCTGAAGTCGACCGGCGACGCCGCGAACGTCACCATGGACGGCCTGCACAACCTGGCCGAATCCATCCAGGCGTACTCGGGTCAGACCGACGACTCCATCGCCGGAGCCGAGCAGCTGCTGCTGACGTTCACGAGTATCAAAAACGTCGGCGTCGACAAGGTGTTCGATGACGCCACGAAGACGGCCGCCGACATGGCTGCCCGCCTCGGCGGCGACGCCTCTGGCCAGGCGATCCTGCTGGGCAAGGCGCTGAACGACCCGATCAAGGGCCTGACCGCTCTGACCCGCGTGGGCGTGTCCTTCACGCAGCAGCAGAAGGATCAGATCGCCCAGATGGTCGGATCGAACGACCTGATCGGCGCACAGAAGGTCATCCTCGGCGAACTGAACAAGGAGTTCGGCGGATCGGCCGAGGCGGTCGGTCAGACGTTCCCCGGGGCGGCTCAGCGGGCCAAGCGCGCCTTCGAGGACATCTCCCAGTCGGTGGTCGACAAGTTCTTGCCCATCGTCACTCCGGCGCTGATCGGCATGGTCAACACCCTCGTGGCGGCGACGCCGAAGGTAGAAGCCGCAGCCGGCCGCATCGCAGGCGGTCTCGCCGCCGCGGGCCACGCCGTGAAGGACTTCGCCGGGGGTTTCAAGAACGGCACCGACGCGATCGGGTCGAGTCAGTCGGTCTTCGCCTCCTGGGGAGCCGCCGCGTACGGCGCCTTCTCGAAGGTCATGGACGTCGCCCGCCCGATCTGGGACTCCATCAAGGACGGCGTCGAGAAGCTCATCCCGATCTTCGCCCCGATCATTGGGCAGGTCCTTCAGTTGGCGTCGGCGTTCTCGCCGCTGCAGATGATCATCAAGGCGCTCGCGCCCGTGATCCCCAGCCTCATCGACACGTTCGTGAAGCTGGCGGTCTCGATCGGCGGGACCTTGGGGAAGGCGATCACCCAGATCCTGCCCATCGTCACGAAGATCAGCGGGATGCTCTCGGGCGAGCTCTCCAAGATCGTTGTGCAACTCGCCCCGATCGTAGAAAAGCTCGCCGTCTCCCTCGGGGGCCTGCTGGGCAAGGCGCTCACGGCCGTCATGCCCCTGGTGATGAAGCTCGCCACGTTCGCTGGCACTCTGCTCGAGGCGGTCCTGCCTCTGATCCAGCCGATCCTCGATCTGGTGCTGGCGTTCCTGCCGCTGCTGGACCCGATCATCAAGCTGGTGGGTGCGCTTCTGCCGCCCCTGGTCGACCTGCTCACGATGATCCTCGATCCGGTGATGCAGGTGGTCTCCGCGTTGGTCAAGTTCCTAGCCCCGGCCATCCAGACGATCGTGAAGGGGTTCGGCAAGGACCTCATTCCGATCATCAATGGCATCTCCGAGGTGCTCGGCGGCCTGATCGACTTCATCACCGGTGTGTTCACCGGGAACTGGTCGAAGGCATGGAAGGGCATCACCGAGATCGCCACCGGCATCTGGGACACCGTGCAGAACGCCGCGCGGGGCGCCGTGAACGGGATCATCGACGTGATCAACGGGATCATCGCCGGAATCGACGGCATCGCCGATTCGGTGAAGACTGCCACGGGCGGCGCGATCAACATCCACATCGGCAAGATCCCGAAGCTGCCCGCGTTCGACATCGGCGGCCGTGTCCCGGGGTCACCCGGCGCTCCGGTGCCGATCCTCGCGCACGGCGGTGAGGAAGTCGCCTCGAACCGGATGCTCGCCGGTGACGACGATCTGCCGCCCCGCGTGATGGAGGCCGCGCAGAACCAGCAGGCGCGCGAGAACGGCGGCCGTCCCGCGAAAGCAGCGCCGAGCGTCGTGATCATGGCGCAGACCAACGCGACACCGCAGCAGATCGCATCGGCTGCCTCGTGGGAGCTTCGACGGAGGGGATAGCTCGTGCCGCTCGCGAACTTCCAGGGGCTGTCCAACGGCCTCACCTTCGGCCCCGGCACCAACGTGCAACTGCAGTCGATCGAGGGCCTGCGCCAGGCCGACGTCCAGTCGGGGGATGTTCCTCTTCCCCGACTGGACGGGGCCGCCGCAGGCTTCAACACGCTCGCCGAGCGCATCCTCGTGCTCACCTTCCAGGCGTTCAACCCGAACGTCGACTTCGAGACGGTCCTGGCCATGATCACGGCCGCATTCCAGCCGGTCGCGAACCCGAACGCACTGCAGTTGCTCCAGTTCCAGCTTCCCGGCTGGGCATCGCCCCGCCAGGTGTCCGGGCGCACCACCAAAGGCGCCATCCCGATCGATGACGACTACCAGCGCTTCGTGTCCACGATCGCGCTCGAGTTCACCTGCCCCGACCCGCTGATCTACGACTCGGTCCTGCAGACGGCATCCGCCGGTCTCCCGTCGCCCACCGCAGGCCTGACCTTCAACGCGACCCCGAACTTCGTGTTCGGTGCGTCGACGGGTGGCTCGTTCCAGCTGACCAACTCGGGCAACTATGCCGCCCCGCTGGTACTCACCGTCACCGGGCCCGTCACGAACCCAAAGTTCCAGCTAGGGTCCCTGTTCCTCGGCTTCAACCTCACGCTCGGGCCGACCGACGTCCTGGTCATCGACACGCACCCGCAGGTGCGCACCGCGATCCTCAACGGGTCCGCGTCGCGCGCCGGGACGATCCTCACGGGCTCCAGCTGGTTGCAGCTTCCCGTCGGCACCTCATCCATCGGGGTGAGCTCGTCCGACTCCTCTCCGGTCGCCGCGCTGTTCTCGGGCGCGGTCCGCAACGCCTGGGGCTTCATGTGAGCGACGCCGAAGAGTTCCACGTCATCGCCTACGACCTCAACACCAACGCGAGGCTGTGCGAGATCCCGGCGAACAACCTCCGGTTCGACTCCCGGCTCAACGACGCGGGTGCGATCTCCTTCGACATCTCCCTGCAGTCGCCAGGTGTCGCCGGCCAGGTCGCGTCGATCCTCGGCTACGAGGGCAACCCGTACGCCGTATATGTGGACCGCAATGGCGTCATCGTCTGGGGCGGCATCTGCTGGACCGGGCTGTACACGCGCTCCAGCGGACTCCTCTCCGTCGGGGGCAAGGAGTTCCTGTCCTACTTCGACCAGCGCATCGCCGCGGCCGATTACTCGCAGCTGACCTACCCGGCCGGGATCGACCCGGCGCAGCTGCTCGCCCTCGCACTCACGGACGCGCAGAATATCGCCCTGCAGGGCGCCGGTGCCTCCATCGGCCTGTCGGTCGTCTACACCGCCTCCGGCATCCCCGTTATCGTTCCCGGCTACCCGATCGCGCAGCAGACGGCGATCCAGTCGATCATCAACGACGTGACCGCCCTGGTCGTGCCCGGGTTCGGTGGTACCGACATTCAGGTGCTGTGCGCCTACGACGCGTTCGGGGTGCCCCAGCGCACCGCCTACACACGCTCGCCGCGCTCGGGTAACCCGGCCGGCTCGACAGGCCTGATCTTCGACCTGTCCAGCTGCATCGACTACACCTGGCCGACCGACGCGACGCAGGCGGGCAACACGCTGATCGTCACCGGATCCGGGAACGGTGCCGCGGCGCCCACGACCACCGTCAACGCCCCGGGTGTGCCGCTGGGCGGTCTTGGGCAGTCGCCGCGGCTCGACAAGCTGATCACCACCACGGCGCAATCGCAGCAGCAAGTGCAGCAGATGGCCAACGGCCTCGCCCAGCAGTACGGGAAGCCGGTCACCACCCCGACGGTCACGATTCTGACCAACGGTGCGCAGCCGCTCGGATCTTGGTCCATGGGTGATGACGCTCGTCTGTACATGCCGCCTGGTGACGACCGGTTCCCGAATGGGAAGTCCGAGTACTGGCGCGTCGTGCAGCAGCAGATCTCCGTCCCGGACGCCGGCGCAGCGACCGCGGTCCTCACGTTCAACGTCCCGCCGTCGTTCTAGGAGCCTGCGATGGTTGGAGCGAACCTCGGCCCGGACTATGACCTCGCCAAACGCATCAGTGATCTTGAGATCCTTGTGCGTGGCCTGTCGACCCGCGACGTGTTGCAGAACGCGTCGATCGGTGCAGGTGGCATCACCGTCAACGGTGGATCGATCATCGTCACAGGCACCGGGTCGATCCAGTTGGCGACGGGAACGTTCTTCGCGAACGCGGTGACCGGCAACTCAGTGAGCTCGCCGCTGGTGGTCGGGACCGTGGTGAAGACCACCAGCGGGCCGTCGACGAACATCACCGCGGCCCGCGTCGCTGCTTGGTTGCAGAACTCCGACGGCCTGATCGGCATGGCAACGTCGTCGATGTTCGGGAAGACGCGCCTGCGCCCCGCGGACATTGCGGAGCGCGCCAGCCAGATTCTTCAGATCACCGTGGGGTATTTCGAATACATCGACGAGGTGCGACGGCGCGACGACCCGTCCTTCGCTGACTACGTCGGCCCTGAGTATCACGTCGGAGTGAACCTCGGCGCGCTCGCTCAGCAGTTGCACGACCTCGGACTGTGGGAATGGGTGGTCTACGAACGCCACGCGATCTACGAGACCCGAGAAGACGAGGATGGCGACAAGACCGAGGTCGTCGTGGGCGACGAGCTCACGCTCGATGCGAGCGGCCAACCGATCCCAATCGCCATCCACGACATCTTGATCGGCTGGGCGGCGCTGATTCTCGCTCAGTACCAAGGTGAGCGGCTAACCGCCATTGAATCGTGGGCTGCCACACAAGGATTCGAGGCTCAGGGCTCCAGGTAAGCGGTGCACTGGTTGGCATCGTTGTACGCGACGCAGGGCCGACCACCAGGACCGTCCTTCTGACAGTTCGACTCATTCCCTGCGGCGTCGACCGCGTTGGCGGTGTAACCCGCCGCGCATTTGATCGGCCCGTCGGCAACCTGCTGCTGGTGAGCGGCCGCGAGTGCGGCTGCCACGGCTGCTGCAGCTGCAGCCGCCTTCTCCTCATCGTCCTTGATGATCGCGGCCTGCTCGTCGGCTCCCTGCTGAACAGAGTCCAACTCGGCCGGCGTGAGGGTGGACACGTACGGGGTCATGGTCGGCGTCGGTACGGCCGTGGGGTTCAGCTGCGAAGCGAGCGCCGGACCGAACGCCACGGCAGAAGCGGCGATTGCGAGCGCGCCGACCAGACCGACGATCCACGGCCAGCGCCGGGTCGCCTTGAGCCTGTCGCTCGGGAGCTTCTGCTGCTTCATACCTGTCATTAAGACGCCGGACATACCTCCGCGTCTACCCCTTCGTCTACCCCCCAAACGGGGAGAGCCAACAACGGGAGTGTCCATGGCCGTCCAGACCGTCCCCTACGCGCTCCAGAATGCCTCCCACTCGGCGGCTGTGTTCCGGCAGGCGACGTCCGCGCCGTTCACCACAGGCGGCATCATGGCGGCTGGGGAGCTCGCCGTCGCGCAGCAGGGCACCCCGAACATGTCGGTCATCCTCGGCCCCGGCCGGGCGAAGGTCGTCGGAAACTCGGTCTCTCCGCCGGCAGGACTCAGCTTCACCACCCAGGCGATGTACGACGTCCTCAATGACGCCAACACCACTCTGACGATCACCACGTCGAACCCGACGAACCCGCGCATCGACGCCGTCTACATCCAGGTGCAGGACGCCTTCTACTCAGGGGCATCGAACCAGGCGATCGCTGGCGTCGTCACCGGCACCCCCGCGGTGAGTCCCACGGCGCCTGCTGTGCCCACCAACTCGATCCTCATCGCCTACGTCGCCGTCGGCGCCAACGTCACCACCATCGTCAACGCGAACATCAGCTTCCAGGGCGTCGTCGCATCACTGATCCCGTCGCCAGCGGTCGGGACGACCCGCATAATCCCGGCCAGCGTGGTGGTCGGATCGGGGACGGGCACGGTCGGCGCGAACGGTGTCGTCACCTTCTCGGGCGCATCGTCTATCTCGATCAACACCTGCTTCACGACGACGTACGACTTCTACGCGATCGAGATCGACGTCCCGACCACGAGCGCCTCCGTGTCTGCCGTGCTTCGACTGCGAGCTAGCGGAGCCGATCTCAGCGGTGCTGTCTACGACTCCCAGGCCCTGTACGCCCAGGGCGCTTCTCCGGCATCTGCAGCAGCAGCGGCGGCCACCAGCTGGGGAATCGGCATCGCCGGAACCGTCCATCGGGCGACAGTAAACCTGACGCGCCCAGCCTCGGTGGCGGCGAAGATCGGCGACTCGAAGTGGTACTCGACCCAGAACCCGCAGACGTCATCGACCTTCTACCTCGCCGGTCTGCAATACCGCACAGCCGCCGCCGCCGATGGGTTCTCACTCATCTTCACCGGCGGTACGGGCACGGGCACCATCCGCATTTACGGCTGGAACAACAACTAGGGAGACAATCCGATGACCGACTTCGCCCTCGCCATCGAAGAGATGACGGCCGCCGAGCTCGCGACGCTCGCGGAGGCGGAGGCCGCGTTCCGTGCGTCCCGCGCCCTGCTCGCTGAACCGACAGAGGAGACCTTCGAGACCCAGCCACTTGCCGCCGTTTCCGCGAGCGGCTATGGGACAGGCATCGACATCAGTACGTACCAGGGGCACCCGAACTTCGTCCAGGTGAAGGGTGCCGGTGTCGTTCTGTGCATTATGCGGTCAGGGATCGTTTCGGGCGGTCGGGTCGCGATTGACAGCGTCTATCTTGCGAACCGGTCCGATGCTCGAGCCGCTGGCCTGCCGATCGGAAACTATCTGTTCAACGGCGCCATGGATGCCGCTACGGCCGCCAGCCAGCAGTTCGCGCTCATGGACTACCGCCCCGGCGAACCCGTCGTGATCGATGTGGAAGGCGCCGCCGGCACGGTCTGGAACCCGACCCAGGTGTACGCGTGGGCACAGCGGATGCTCTCCCTCGGCGTGCGAATCCAAGACCTCGGCGTCTACATGAGCTCGAGCGTGACCCGGTCACAGAACTGGTCCGCCGTCGCCGGCCTTGGCCTGGTCCTCTGGGTCGCCGCGTACGGCAGCAACAACGGAACGCCCGGCTCAGCGCCCGTCATCGGCTACTGGTCGTCCTGGATCATGTGGCAGTTCACCTCGACCGCGACCTGCTCCGGAATCGCAGGGCGCGTCGATACCAGCCTCATCGCTGCCGGCTTCCCGGTCGGCGTCAACAACAACCACCAGCAGGAGGAAGAGATGACCGACAGCATTTACTACGCCGACACCAAGCTCGGCAAGACCGCCGTCACGAGCAAGAGCGGCGTGAAGGTCGTCCCGGAGTCGATGTGGTACCAGGAGCGCCCGGGAGCGCCCCTGCAGCCCCTCTCCGCCGGGAACTACGCAGGAACGCCCGTGACGTCGGAGTATGCAGCGTTCCTCGCCCACCAGGGCAGCAACCAGGCCGCGTGGGCCCTTCCGTCCTCGACCCAAGCGATCGCGGACCTCATCGACCTCCGCGGCACCGCCCCGATCGGAACCTCGGAGAGCGGCGGGGGCGCGAGCACGGTGCCCGATCCGGCCGCGTGGGGTAAGGCGGCCGGCGATGCGGTGGCCGCGGCCGTGACCACCGCGCTCGAGGGGATCGGCTTCACCGCCTCCGGAGGCTTCGCACCCAAGAACTAGAACATCCGAGCGCATCGAGAGGGGGAGTCCTTTTGGAATGGATCGGCCCGGTCACGGCTGTAGCTGTCGCGATCGTTGCGGCATCTGGCGCATGGCTGACCTACAACGCCACGAAGAGCGCAGCACGCGCGAAGCGTGAGGACACCCTGCAGAAGCGCAACATCCGGCTCATCAACTACGCCGCCCGCCTTCGAGACAAGCTCGAGGCGGCCGGCGGGGAGCCGGAGCCGTGGCCCGACGACCTTTACGACGAATAGGACGCACGCCCATGACCGAAACTCCCGCACCGACGCCGCCGGCCCGCCGGTCGCACATTCCCCCGTGGGCCCAGGCGCTCGTCGCCGTGCTCGGATCCGGATCAGTGATCCTCGCACTCGTGATGCTCGGGCTCACCAACGCCTCGCTGCAGTCGCAGATCACCGCGCTGTCGCAGAGCCTGACCGCCGCCAACGATCAGGTCGTGCAGCTGGGCGCGAAGCCCGTCGCGCCGGAACCGGAGAAGATCACCGGACAGCCGGGTGCCGCCGGTCCCGCTGGCGCCGCCGGCAAGGACGGCGTCTCGGTGCTGTCGGTCTCGTGCTCGTCATCGGGCACCTTCACCGTCGTGTATTCGTCCGGCCGCACACAGACGGGCATCGGTGACTGCATCGCACAAGACGGTGCAGCTGGTGCCAACGGTGCGAACGGTGCCAACGGTGCAGACGGCAGCCCCGGTGCTACTGGAGCGACAGGAGCCGACGGCCAACCACCGGTCTCGTGGACCTACACGGACGGCGTCGGCTTCAACTACCTCTGCACTCGCACGGACCCGTTCGACGCCGCACAGCCCACCTACAGCTGCTCCCGCGACTAGCGCGGGAGGGAATCGAGAAGGAAAGCATGATCCTGAACAAGTACCTCGCGGCCCTGCTCAACATCGTGGGCGTCGCTCTGGCAGCGATCGTCGCTGCGCAGAAGGTCGGCCCGCTCGACATCGGCGCGGATGACCAGATCGTCATCCTCGTCATCGGCGCGATCGTGATCTACTTCGTGCCGCTCCTGAACACCAAGTGGGCGGGCTTGCTGAAGGTCCTCGCCGCTGCCCTCACGGCCGCCGCGACCGCTGCCTACCCGGCGTTCGTGTCGCACGTCCAAGTGGACTGGCTCGTCGTCGCCCTGGCCGTTCTCAACGCCCTCGGCGTCGGGGTCGGCACAGCAGTGCGATCCGACAGCCTGAAGCTGCACGGCCCCAACCTCGAGGTCGGCAGCGCGTTCCGCCCGTAGTACCTACCGCAACTCGAAGCGCCCCACCCAGGCTCCGGCCCGGGTGGGGCGCTTTCGTGCGTCCTCGGGCCTACACCGCCGCCGTGCGCTTCGAGGCAGCGGCCTCGATGTCCTGACGGGCGAAGACGATCGTGCGCTCGCCGACGCGGTGGGCGTGGAGCTCGCCAGTGCCGGCCTTCTTCACGATCGCCTGACGCGAGATCCCGAGCATTGCCGCGGCGTCATCCGATCCGATCAACTCGGGAACGGGGGTGAGGTTGTTGCGGCGGTCGAAGTCGTCAGTGCTGAGCACCTCGAACGCGGTCAGTTCGGCGCTGGATGCCTGGCTGGCGAGGGCCAGCCCGAGGCTGATGGCCTGCAGGGTATTGTTCGCCGGGATCGTCACCCACACGTCGAGGTGCCCGTTGTCATTGTCGGCGGGACCCGCCGCGGGGTGGAACGCTTCGAGCGCGGTCACGAGCTCGTCGGCGTGCTCTTCGGTGGGGGGGAGCCGAAACTCCAGCTTGATGTTGTATTCCATCGCGGTCTCTTCTCTCGTATCGTTGAGGGGTCGGGCCGGGAGATATTTTGGTTATCTCCCGGCCCTCTTTCATTCGGGCTACGGCCACCTGAACCCGTAGCGCTTGCACTTCTGGATGGAATTCTTCCAGCCGCGGTAGTCGCTCGGGGTTCCGCCGAAGGTGGTCACGTACACCGGACCATAGAAGACGGCCACGTGGCCGTTCTTCCGGACGATCGTTTCGAATCCCTGCTCTTCCAGGGCTTCCACGATCTTCTTGAGTTCCTTCTTCATTTGTATCACCTCCGTTTCCTTGTGTAAATACATTCTAGCGGAATAGGTTGCGCTAGCGCAACCTGTGATGCATACTGATCACATGGAGACCAGCACCGATATCCGTGCAAGCCTCGGACGAGACATCCGGGAATGGCAGATCGACACCAACTACGGCGAGAAGTCCATGAACCAAGACGCGCTGCTGCGCACCTACCGCCTGGCGGCGAGGTGCGGCATCACCCGCCGCGAGGTGCTGGCCGCCATCAAGGGCGCGCCGCTTCCGACTCGGTGACCGCACCTGACCACAGCCAAGCGCGGTGCTCTTGTCCATCCGGCGTCCTCCACTTCACCGCCGCGGCCCGGGCCGTCCACGCGGTAACTAGGCCCTCAACCCGGATCGAGTCGGAGCCATACCGCACCCACGCGCGACAGGGCACCGCCCGCGGAGGCCTCGTGATCGGCTCATGGTCCAGATCGAGCTCGGCGGCCGTCAACGATTGCGGCGCGTGGTCGCGCATCATCATCCGGTCGATGCCGCGATCGATGGACGCCGGCGTGCCGCGCGTGTTGCCCATGCTTGCTCCGGGACTCCAGCTGCCCGGCCGCAACTACAAGAACTACAAAAAGTAAAAAGGGGCCGCCCCGGGGGCGGCTTTGATCAGGATGCTACATGCGGGCGAGCAGTTCGGCTTTCTTGGCCTCGAACTCCGCATCAGTGAGAACGCCGGCATCGTGCAGCCCTGCAAGCTGGTGCAACTGCGCGGCGACATCCGGCACAGTGGTCGCGGCAGCCGTCTGGACGACGACGGTCTGCGGCTGAGCCGCCTCGAGCATGAGCCGCTGCACCAGCTGCTTCACCTGCTCGGCCTCCTTGTGACCGGTACGAAACTCAAGCTGGCCACCGGCGGTCGCGATCCGGACCACGGTGTTCAGCCCGGCGCCCTTCTTCGAGGTCACCCCCGACACCATCCGGATCGGCACCATGTCGGTGTTCTTACCACGGACGCCGGTGAACACCGCTGACATGCCCATGGTCAGGATCCCCGCCGCTACCTTGCCGCCCGAGACTGCCTTGCGCTCCCACTCGATCCGATCCTGAAACACCTCTACCCGGGCGTTCTTCCCGTCGATGTGCGAGACGAACGCATAGAGCGGCTTCGAGGTATCGACCACGGCCGCTGGCGGCTGGTCACCCTGATCCTGATACCGATCAGTCCACGCCTTGCCATCCCACCACCGCATCCGACCGTTCTCCGCCGAATGCCAACCTGCAGGCGCCGTCTTTGTCATTGCTCTGATCCTCTCGGGTAGTGCGCCGATCGTATTCGCCGTGACGCTCGCCGCGCTACGCCGCGAGTCGCGTAGATGCGGATGCGAGCTCGAGGTCGTCCTCTTCGATGTGGATGTAGATCTCGGTGGTGTGCGAGTTGGCGTGCCCAAGGAAGATCTGGGTTCGGCGGATGTCCTTCCCGTCGCGGTACACCGCATCGCCCGCCCGATGGCGCAGAGCATGCGGGTTCACACCGACGCAGCGCTGGATGTGCCGCCAGATCATCGACGGGTGCGCGTGGCCACCTGAGCGCCCCGGAAAGTAGAACCTCCACCGCATGGAAGTGTGCTCGATCTGGTCGAGGATCGCCTGGAGCTCGGGTGAGGCAGCGACGGTGCGCTGCACGTTGCCCTTGCCGACGATCGTGAGCCATTTCCCGCGTCGGTCGTCGAGGTGAAGCCCGGCGATCTCGGACACGCGGAATCCGCACTCGGCACCCAGCAGGATCATCGCCTGTTCTTCGAGCGTGGCCCGTGCGAGACCGTCGCGTATCTCGGTCTCGGTGGCCATGCGAGCCGCGGTGCGATGCACGCGGACCCGGACGATCTCCGCCGCGGGGTTGTTCCGGATCCGGCCCGACTCGGCCGCCCATTTGTAGAACGAGCGGATCGTGGCGATCGCCGTCTGCTGGGTGTTGAGTGACCAGCCCGGCTCACGTTCTGCGAGCCACCACTCCAGCTGCTCCATCGTCACGGTCGATAGATCGCCTAGTGCGGCCTCCACCTTGGTCATGTAGAACAGCCGAAGCCTGACGGTCTGAGGAGAGAGTCGGCGCCTGGTGAGGGCGTGGCCGTATTCGGCGAGCAC